ATTGTTTAAAGCCACCCTCTGCAAGATTTCGAGCCATTGTTTCTATTTGTGCTGATCCTTGTTGTGCTTGTAGACGAGCCGCTGTAGCAGAGGTATTTTGTAATGCATCAGGATCAAGCCCCATAGAAGCTCTACTTACTCCTGATTTAGCTTCAGTAGCATCGTCCATGTATTGCATCGCAGTTAATACCTGACCTGCGACAAAAGGAGTTGCAATATCTACAAGCGCTTGTGGTGATTTCATTCTAACTAATGCACCTATCTCGTTGTTCATTAAATCGTCTACGTTTACTTGTCCTTGTACATAACCCTGTCTTGGCGTGTTTGTTAAAGCTACGTTGTCTAACATTCCTCTCAACATTGCTGTAGAAGAATCTTGATCATTCATAACTAAGTCTGCAACACTACGACCAAAGAATGTGTGTGGTTCAGGATCAACTTCAAATACTGCAAATGGTATATCACCATAAGGCTCACACTCTAATAGTTTGTTATCACCACCCGCCATTAGTATTTTGTACATAGAAGCTATGCCAGTACCTTCTTTGTCCATTCTCATGTAGGCTTCAGTAACTGCTACACGTTTCATAGATAGGTCTGTAGATTGCTCTGTATCTTCTTGCTCATAACCTTTGCGTTCAAACTGTTCAGAGTCTTGATATGTGTCATCACTACTTAAACCTGACAAATTAGACATTTCTTCAAAGTCATAACCCATTTGTACAAGATCACTAACACGCATTTCTGTTCTATGTGCTACTACATATGAATCGTCAAGAGATTTAGCATTACGATCAATAACAAATTCTTCAGGTGGCACAGAAGCCATCATCAACTTGCCTTTTTCTTTTTTATAGCTTACTTTCAAAGAATATTGTGGCATTTCCATTTCCATACCATCTTCGCCCATTTCCATAGTCATTTCCATAGACTGCTCTATGACTTCTACGTCAGGCTCATTAACAATAACGGTCATTTCTTCTTCAGTCACGTTAGTGTAATTATAAAATTCTTGTTTAGTATTATCTTCCCACCATACTTTGATGACACCAGTCTTTTTAACAAGTGCATCATGTATTACATCATTAAGGACTGTATATCCATTAAGTTCGTTAAATCTGTAATTAATATATTTAGTTGCTTGTTCAGCGCTTTTTACATCGTTTTGATCGCTAGGTACAAACTCTACTGCATTTTCAGCGCTCAAGAAAACACGCATCAAACTAGGCTTTATTGCTCTGATCGTATCACGAACCTTTGTAGCAACAATTTTTGATCTTCCATCTTCTTGACCAATGTCTACTTCGCCCTCAAAATACCGTTGTGACTTAATACGATCTTCAGCAATCTCACTCTCAACAAAAGAAATAGCATTAGTTACTGCATCAGAAGCAATACCTTGTACTTCATCTTCAGTCATTGCTTTTAATTGTGTTTTAGCCATTTTTTCTCCTGTTAATTAGGTGCAACAACATTTTGTGTAAATTGTGATGCAAAATCTAGCAACCCATTTAAATAATTACGTTCTTGAGTTGTTTGATTGCCACTTACATTACCAACAACATTACCACCTACTTTTGATCCTTGTGTGAGTATGTCATCTATAAGTTTTTGTAGCATGTTCATTGCATTATCATCTATTAAGGCTTTTCTTACAAGTTCAGGGTTTCTACTTGTAACAATATCAACTATACCACTAGCTGTTTTTTCATCAATACCACTTTCTGTAATTGCTTTGACTAATGGAGCAGTTATTGTCATTACAGCATCTCTACCTGACTGTGCATTACCTAATTTGAGAGCTTCAGCTAGTAATGGGAATGATGGAGAACCTGATCCTTCAGGCATTTTACCAGCTGCTATTTGTGCCTTACTTGCTGTACTTGCTCTAGTTACAATATCTTCAAATGCTTCATCAGGGAACACCATTCTTACAACTTCTTGTAGATTTGTGTTGCCATCAGCTAGTTTACGAGCTATTGAAGGGGCATCTTTGCCTTTAATCGTTGTTAACATGCCATCTCTTAAACTTTGCAAAATATTAGGCACATCAGCTTCATCTTGCAAATTTGCTAAGTAATCTTCAATCTCATCAGGTGACTTATTCCAAGCAGTTTTACCGTATTTATAGGCTTCTCTTGCTTGTCTAAGATTAAAAGCATCTGTCCTGACTTGTGCTAGTGATGGACTAAATTTATCTAGAGCTTCTTTAAGATCAGACATAACTGACTTATAAGCTGAAGATAATTCTGTTTCACCCGCTCTAAATAAACGATCTTTTTCGTTTCTAATTGCTCTATATATAATTTCAGCATCGTGAGTAGTAGGTTGTCTTTTAAGAACAATCTCATCATCAATAATTTCAAAGAAAACATCTTTTTTGCCAATTTTTTCTGTTTTCTGTAGTTTGTTAATTGTTGCTAATCCACCATCAAATTGTTTTATAGCTTGAAACAACGCATCGGTCATCCCACTATCAAGTTCTTTGTTATTTGTGACTAAAACTTTGTCATACGCTGCTCTTTCTTGATCTTTAAACTTTTTATCTGTCTTTTTGTACGCTGTAATTAGGTTATCGTCAGCAGTACCTCGACCAATTGATGATTGCATAGCAGTAATTAAGTCTTTTCTCGTTTCGAGTGGTCGCAGTTCTATTTCATCAGCTAATTGATTACGAGCTTTAGGGTTACCACGTACTAATTGTTTGATTGCAAACAGCAATGATTTGTTTTCTGTCATTAATTCACCACGCATTACAGCCATAACAACTTCATCTTCAGTTAAGCCTGTTTGGTTAACTAACTTAGTAAGCTCATCCCTAACTGGCTTATCAATTTTGTTTTTACCACCTTGTCTAGTTACTAATTTAGCTATGCCCTTGCCACCTAGTGCCATAATTGGTGCTAAGACTGCTGAAGCCAAAGCTGTTTGGATTATATCTGTACCCATACCAGTCATTGTTTCTTGTTCTGAAGCACCTAAACCATATACACCACCACTAGCCGCTGATCTTCCAGTTACATTTAATATGCTTTGTGATGATGTACCTGCGTCTGCTAAGTTTTTACCTGAAGGTGAAGTGATAGCTTCTTTAACAGCTTTTCCTTTGTTTGGATTTTTGGAAAAACCTTTTAAGAATGTCATTCCTGTTTTAGCTATTCTAGTTAGATTACTTAGCGCTGCTGTCCAAGCACCTGGCCCGCCAAATATAGCTACCACGCTTGGTACTACAGCACCTGCCATTTCAGCAGCTAATGCTTCAGCACCGTGTTGATCTCTAAATTGATCAAGTTTAGATCGTATTTCATTTCGAGCAGTTTTGTAGTCTACATCTTTATCAATAAGCGATTGACCAAAAGCCTGTATTTCATCAGCAAAACCAAACGTGAAACCTTGCGCCGCAGATGAAGCTAACCCTTGTTGCATTGAGTAACTATCAACCATAGAGCCACTACCAGGTTCTGATACTGGTATCTGAGGTAACGCCTCTATCATTGCTTGTTGATCTGCTGATATTACTTGATCTTTAGAATTTGCTTCTGCAGCTAGTATTGCTTGTTGTGCTACTGATATTGCCATATTATCTACTCCTACCTTGCATCAAACCATGCTTTACGCCATTCATACGGTTTATCCATATATGCATCTTCATCAATACCCGCTTGTAATAAACTATCTAATTCAGCTTGATTTAGATTTCCCCATATGACTTTGTTATGTGCTTCTTGACGTTTTAACATTTCTGTTGCGAATGTGCTAAATTTACCATCACCACCAGTTAATAACATAAGAGCTTGATCACTAAATTCCATTGCAAGTTTTCTTCTAACCCTTATTTGCTCTTTAATCATAACTACTAATTCATCAGGTGGTAAAGTTAAATCAAGGTTAGTACGCATTGCCATTTCCATTTCACGCTCAGACAACGCACCAAAAGTTGCACTATTAATAACTCTAATACCTAACTGGTTTTGTATACCTCTCAATAATGAAGTATTAGGATTTGTGGATGGTAATCTATTTTGTATAACACCTGTTAATGCTCTTTCATAATCCTCTTGCGAATTAAAGTTTTCAGGTCTAAGTGTAGATAACGCTTGTTCAAACAAATCTATTTGTGCAAAATAATCTTGTGCTGTGTTGTAAGCAGCTTCGCCCATTTTCTCGGCTTTGATTTCATCTCGTTCTATTTCTCTTGCAAGTTTTTCTCTTTCTTGTTTTTGAATAATAGTTTCGCCATAGGAATCTAACAATTGTTTTGTTACTTCACCAGTAGCTTTATTTGTATGCATTTGATAATGTTGACCAGTTTCTTGATCAGTCATTATCTCACTTATTCCTAAAGCATATTCTGATGCCACTTGACCTCCATCAAGTCCTGTCATAGCCATATACGCTTTCCAAACCTCATCATTCATAGTTGGATCAGCTTCTAAAATATCAGCTAAATCTAAGGCTTCTTCATTGAGTGGATCAGATCGCAATATTTTTAACATTGCTACTGTGTCACCTTTACCATTATCTTCAAGTGCGTATGCCATAGCATCTTTAACACTAATGCCATCAACTTCTAGCATATCAGCAATAGCGTTTTTGCCTTGTTTACGTAATACAGCAATAGCGTTTTGTTTGCCTTTAGCTACCGTTGCGTTATCAATTCTATTTTGAAAGGCTTGGTGCATACCCTGATCAGGTCGTAATGTCATTGAGTTGAAGCCTTGCCCAAGTCTTGCAACTTGCTCTTGACTCATACCTTTAAACATTTGGTTGCTTACATTACTTACTATACCACCAAAACCACCGAAGCCTTGCTGTGTGTTGTTTGCTTGTTGTTGAGGTTGTTTGTTATCACCTAACAAGCCTGTCATTTGACCAAGCATCACTCCACCTAATAATTGTCCAAGACCTAAAGCCATTATGTACCTCCAGTATATCCACTAGCACCTAACGTCAAGTAATCAAACAATCCCGGTTGTTTTGATAACGTAGATGTGTTCTCACCTAGATTAGAAGCTCCAAGAGCCGCATTAAGATATGGTAGACCTGCTGCTGGATGATTTGCATAAGCATTAAACTTGCCTTGTGCTTGATCCATAACCATTTGTTGTAGAGCTTGTTGCATTGCGCCTTGTTGTGCAAGGTTTTGATTAACCTGTTGCCCCATTCCAAATCCAAGATTACTAAGTTGACCTAACTGGTTAGCTGATGCAAGTCGTTGTTGTTGTCCTTGTAAACCTGCGCTTTGATTAGCTAGTGAAGCCTGTAACTCTCTGTTTATGTCACCAATACCACCTTGTTGATTGGCTAATTGACCTTGCATGTTGTTTTGTATATCTTGCATAGCCGCTTGTTGAGCATTTGCATAGTTAGCTTGTCTTAATCCACTTGATGATTTAGCAAGTTGTTCAAGTGATCCTCTACCTAATTCAGCGCCTTGTATTCCATGACGTGATCCACCAAAACTACCAGCTGCTTGTGCTTGTGCTGATAATTCGTTTAGTCCTATTTTAGCTCCTCTTAGAATATCAGCTTCATTTTGCTTTATGACTGAATCTGTATAAGGATTCATGTAAGGATTTAAATTTGTACTAGCAAGAGTTTGTGGAGTAACTGTAGCACTTGATCCTACCGTACTAACTTGTTGAGGTGTGTAACCCATTCCTATAGCAGTACCCATACCTGCACCTTGAATGCCTTGAGCCGCTAAGCTATTAATGTTTGGTGGAGCTGTTTGTCCACCCGGTAATGGTGATCCTGCCATTTTTTATCTCCTATCTAATTTAATAACTACCACCTAATGGTGTACTAGGTTGTGCTTTTTCAATCATTTTTTTAAATCTATGTGACTGATTCGAATTTGCATCTTTACCAAAAACAAAAGATGAAGGAACGGGCCCGCCTGTGTTAAGTTTTTGTCCTCCATCTGCTCGTCCTATGGGAGTTGAGTTGCTAATCAACCCCCCACTTACTTTCCCATGTTTGGATTCCCATAAAAACTCCCACCACTAGTAAGTGGAGGTGTAGCACCTTTACTATCTAATCTGCTACTTAGACCAGTATTGTAATTAACAGTTGCATTTTGTCGCATGTGATCTGTTTCTGCTAATGCTTCTCTTTGTGCTTGTCTTGCTCGTGCTGCGCCACCACCACTTTGATAATTTGGGTTTGATGGTACGTACCCTCTACCATTTGGTGATCCACTAGCCATCATAGTATTTTCGGTAATACCACGAGCCGGTGATGGTCTTGCCATTGGCGCACTTCCACCTCTACCTCCAGTACCTCTTGATGCATTTAATTGTGCCATAGCATTAGCACCAAATAAAGAATCATATAATGCAACAGCTTCAGGTTGCGCCGCTTTTGTATCTGCAAGTGCTTGATCATATATAGGCATTGAGCTATACCCTGAAAACCCATTAAAGTCTGTAGGTGTTGGCATACCAGTTGTTGCTGTTAATGTGCTGTTAGGATCAAGCAAACCAAAAGCCTTTGCTGCACCAATGTTGTTATTCATCGCCGCATTTTGTGTTGCATTAAAAGCTGCAACTTCGGGCCCGCGATATGGCATGTACTCAATTCTTTGTACATCCTCTGCACGTTGTAAGTTTCTAATCGCTGGTTGTTTTATCCAATCAGGTACTTCTGTCTTAGTAGTTTCACTTCCACCTTTTCCGCCGCCACCACTCATCTCAAAACTCCTTTATTAATGTTGTAAACTGTTCTGACCATCCTTTAGATTTTAAAACTTTCTTCCATCCTTTACGACCTGCTACTGTCATGCCATTACAGCCTTGTTGTTTACTCCATGCCATTGCATCATCATGCATGTCTGTAATTTGCTCAATTCCTTGTCCTTGATCTCCACCCGCTAAGAAAACATGCAATACTTTCTTATTAGGATACACTACAATCTCTGTTACTGCACAACCGTTTGCGCCACCCCACAGTTGCATATGTCCACTTATTATCCCATCAACAATGTCTTTAAAGTCATGAGTATTACCTCCTTTGTTTAAAGCTGACTGTATCCAGTCTTTGCATCTTATTAATTCTTCTTCTAGTTTCATGGATCGTATTTTAATTTAACCCAAGCACCATTCTTGCTAACTACAACAGCGTCTTGCGCTTCATCCCACATAATAATGCCATCTTGTGTAGCTTTGCTGTCAGCGTTATAAAACTGTAGCTTGTTTCTTGTTGTTGTTAAAAAGCTATTTAATCTTTCACCCCACGGTTTCCAATCTGATCCTAAAGGTGGTGGAGGAGTTTGTGTACTCATCGCCTACCTCCTGCACTAGCTTCTATTCTCATAACCCCTGATCTCCAGTTGTCATTACCAGTACCTTGTACTTTTATTCGTACTTGTCTACCCTGAAAGCGCACATCTGTAGGATTACCAAGAGTAAACGCACCGTGTGATGACTCAGTATCATTAGGATAAAAACGTGTCTTAAATGTAACTGCAACTTGTCCTTGTGTTTTTTCGTCAGGAATAAGCTGTGTTACTTTCATAATGCTATCACCGTTACCAATACTAATTGAACCTGACTCAGCAAATGGTTTTGTTGAGCCTGTGTGCGTGTAACCTGTTTCTTGGTTGTAAAGGTTGCCACTAGCATCACTCCATATAGGATTGCTAAACACACCTTGATCTACACCTGATGTTCTGTCTAAATCTCCAGTTGTCCAATGCGCTTCTTTATAATCTAATGCCACATATCTGTCGTTCTCCGTTGATGTACCTGAAGGATAAAACCACCATATTTCACTATGTTGTGAGTTGTGAACAGCGTAAACTTTGCTAATTTGCGATGGGTTCATATCATCAAACACATAGTCAGCTACTTCACAGTTAATTTCTTTTGCTACTGATCCATCAAATGTAAAGAAACCTTTTTTACCCATCCAAAAAGCGCCTTCATCAATTGCTACAGCACCACGTCTTGATGCAACACCACATGCTGTACCAACTCTTTCAAAGCCATAAACAAATGGTGCGCCTGAATATTGTGCTATATGAGCATCATTGTCTGTCAGTATAAGTGTTCTACCTCTCATGCGTAATCCACACATTATTTGACCTACTGTCTGTAACTCAAAATCACCCGCTTGGTTTGTAGCTGATGGTGTCCATGACGTATTGTTTTCTTGATCACACCAAGATATTTTTCGAGGATTACCACCTGAACCTAATGCAAACACAAATCGTTCTTCTGTAACTACTAAGCCTTTATTGTTTACTGGCGCATTAGCTACTACCTGTGCAACAACTCCTGTGTTTAGTTGCCATTCATATATCTTGCCATCTTTAGATGAACAAGCCATAAGGTATTCACCCCATGTATCTAATGACCATGTCGTGGCTTCTTGGTAAACACCTGTGCTTGTTGGTGCTGAACCCCAATTTCCATATCCATAAAAACCACCACCATAACCAAGATTTAATGATCCGTTAAGATTTCCTGATGTTAATCCTGATGGCGTTATGTCGTATACTGTGCTAGAAGGATTTACATAATATAATTTGTTGTACGTACCACTTGCTAAATATGAATCGCTTGAGTTGTCCAACCATGAGATCATAGCTCTTGGCGCTGATGCAAATGCACTAGCTTTTCTAGTTGTCCATCCACCAACAGGTCGCATTGATCCATCATGCCATCTAACCAAACTAGCATCTCTCCATCTGTTTGATGCTTCAAAATCAGTTCCGTTTCTATATTGCCCCGGTGGTATGTCTAAAGGTATTAATGCCATATTAAGCCGCTATTTGTGTCCAAGTTACAGAGTTATTAGTTATTAACTCCCATTTCTCTCTACCAATTGTAGCTGTTCCTGATGTAGATGATACTATACCACCGACACGATGTACTCTGTTGCACGTTGCTGTAATACTTGACTCAGGTTGCGTAACTGCATGACCTTGAAATATTTTCTCTGAGTCACTTGCTGTGCTTGAGTTTGTAGAATTATTTGGTGTTGTTGCTGTGCCACCCATTCCTGAATGCAAAGAACAATAGTAAAACAGGTCAGGCGTTCCATCTGCTACAACTATTGTAGACTGCGTTGATGAGTTATGCGTTACACCTGTTGTATATTCTGTTCCACTTGCATGTGTACCATTAGAGGTAGTAGAAAATCTTAATGGATGTCCTGATGGGTAATTAAACACATACGTGTTGCCTTCAACCAAGAATTGTGCTTCTTGTTGTACGCCATTTATAAAGTATTTATTAGCACCACTCACACTAGCAACAGTTACCTCGTTTGTATGAGTGCTACTCGTTGATGCAATACCACCTCTTGTAGCAAATCCGAGTACGGTAATACTAGCTACTGCTGTTGGTACACCTGATCCAAATCTAACACGATTACATATCGCGGCGCTTGTTGATGCAACGCTAACAGTCGCTGATGCACTAATCATAAACACACCACTTGCAGTAGTTGTTGCTACTGCGTTAGCTGTCTGTGGACTTGTGCGAACACGCATCACACTCTCAGTTATGCTAGATGTAGTCGTTGATGTAGCTGTTCCTGTTCTTACTCTTGCACCATTGCTAGTTGTTGTAACTGATGTAGTTGAAGCACCATTAATAATGGCAGAACCTTCAGGTACACGTCTAACACCTACAGTTATGCCTGAGTTAACAGTTGAAGTAGCTGTCGCTATTCTTACTCTAGCACCTACTGCTGTTGCACTTGAAGTTGCTGTGACTACTGTTTGTAAGTTGTCATCACCATCAAATACACCAACACCATACTGCCAATCGCCATAAAGACGAGAAGAAGTATCTTCAATAATAACTACTTCACCACTACAAGTGGCACTAGATGTTACAGTCGTAGAAGCATCGCCACCCATAGTGACAATCCAATTTACACCATTAGCACCTGAAGTAGCAGTTACTGTAGCAGAAGCATCCTTTACATCACCTGCACTTGATCCCCATGAGCGTAAACCGTAATACGATTCACCATACTCAAAAGCCATTTACTTAATTAGTTAAGTGTAATGTCTAGGTCACCTGATGGCACACGAAACACGTCACCAGTTTCAATAGTCTTGTTTGACGATAAAGCCGCATAAGCCATTAAGTTACCTGATGATGAAGCATCGTAAACACCAACGTGTGTTACTGTTCCATAGTTTGCTGTAGCTGTAGGATATTCTACTGCCGCATTATTAGACGTAGTGTTACCTGACGTTGTAAATGCAACTGATTGACGTGCATAACCACCACCACTTACTTCAGTAACTGAACCTGCTTCGCCATCTGCTAATGCTGTAAATAACGCTAAGTAATGTGTGCCAGGAGCTGTGTAAGCCGCACCTGCAAATACGTGATCTAATATCTCTGTTTCTAAGAAGTTTGAAAAACTCATACTAATCCTCTCACTTTAAGTGTTAACCCTGATCCACTAAACCTAGCATCATCAGAGCTTTCATTTAATCTAGCAACTGAAGCACTATACATCTGCGCCCAAACTGCTACCCTTTGATCTTCTGCTAAGTACGGTGCTGAATGTAATAACGCTCCATAGAGGTATACATCAGGCGCTTCTAGTAAAAGCCAATTATCTGCGTTGCTTATTAATGAAGGTATCTTCTGATAATAAAGCAACTCAAAATCTGTGTCATTGCCAGGCGTTGGGTACAATTGAAATTGTCCATCTGCGTGTGTGTACATACTTGGTGTACCTGTGGCATTTTCGTTTGCTGATCTTTTGTCAGCCATAGCATCTCTTGAAACTAAATTAACAACTGTAGTTCCTGTGCCTGTTAAATGTAATCTTATTGTTTCTATCCAATCCGCAGGGAATTGCATGTATTCATCATTGGCTGATTGTTGTCCACTTGATCTTGCTTCCATCTTCCAATGTCTAATATCTCTGTTTATCTGAGCTTCTGCTAACGCAACAAAATCAGGTATGACAGAGGTTAGGTCATCTCTGTTAAGAAAGTCTGCAATACTTGCTTTTAAGCCTGTGTAAGTTGTTAATGCCATACTAAAATCCTAAGTTAGATTGTGCTTCTAATTCATATTGAGGTACGTTGCCACTTAAATATTGTGCTTTAAAATTTTGTTGCTCATCAGGTGTGTAGTTTTGCAACATCATAATAACTTCATTTGCTTGTTGTGGATTCATGTTTTGCAACTCTTGAGCAAACATAGCATCAACATCATTCATTGGTTGCATCTGTGTCATTTCTGCATCTGAAAATGCTGATCCACCGTAACTTGTTTGTGGCGATGATCCACCTTTTATCATAGTTTGTTGTGATGGTCTACCTTCAGGTCTACCACTTATCTTAGATTTTTCTATTAAATTTAAGATTTCATTGTTAGATACTGCGCCAGTATTGTTCAATGAAGTGTTGTTAATTTCGCTTAGTTGACTTGTTCTGTTTACATCACCACCATATGATCCTTGACTTAATCTATTAAACTCTGCATCAGACATTCCACCTTTAGATAAAAAGTTAGTAGGCGTTTTTAATCCTTTCAATGAGTCAGGTAGTTCGCTTCCACCTTGTTGTAAAGTTTTAAATTCTTGATCTGATACAGCTCCTTTAGCGCCACCTGTTTGTTCTCTTTCTTTAAACAGCTTTTGTAACAAATCCATTACTCCGAAACCTTCGTCACCCATGATCTTGTCCTATGTTTGTTTGCATTAGTATAATCTAAAACTCCATATTGTTTAAAAGTTTTGCTATAGAGCGCATTACATCTTTGTTTTGTACCATAATATTTTGCCCATGACCTTCATCATAATGTTGTGAACCCATGAACGTACCTAATGATCTTGCAATGTTTTCAGCAAAGTTTTCAAAGTTGCCACCACTATTGACCATTGATTCTGTGTAAAACTTACCTAACACTTCTCTCGGATTGATCTGAGCGCTTGGCTTTAAGTTTAAATTATCTGCAACGTCTAAGTGTTCTGTCCTCGGATCATTCATCCATCTTTCATAAAGTTCTTTTTGTGAAGGCAATTTTTGGTTTGATTGATAAGCATCGTCTACTAATTCTTCAGTAACACCACTTAACATTATTCTACCATCTGAAAATACTGAGTCTAAATAGTGTGCATACTCGTGACCTGTTACATTCATCACAGGTTGCAGTAAACCTTTCTGTGTACCTTTATTAAATTTCATCCGTGCAACTGGTGTTGATACTTTAGCACCCATTTTAGTTAATCCAAGTTGCGCTTCATTACCGTAATAATCTATGCCTTGATACACATCTTGTAATTGCTGATCTGAAGGTAAGAATTTTCCGTAAGCATCAAGTCTTGTGCCATCCTGAGTCGAATTAGCTATTGGTACTTCATATCCCCAGTTCATGCCAGTTTCACGCTCTAAATAATCTTTTTGATATGCTTCTGTATCAGCATGTGGATTGCCTGATTTCATTAAATTTTCAGCAGTTGTGAGTCTTACGTCTTGTGGAAACAGTTGGTTTCTTGGTACATCTACTCCTGAGTTTAAGAAACTTTGTCTTACAACATCACCCATTACATTCCATTGATTAGTACCACCTTTAGATAATGTGCTATCGTATGGCATAGATACTTGCTTACCAAAGTTTGCATTAGGTGTTTTAAGTTTAGTGTCTAACAAACCTATAGCTTCTTTCTTTTCTTCTTTGACTTGTTTTGCTTCTGATATTAACATTACAGTCCTGAGAGTAGTCCTTTGCGTTCTAGTTTACCTTTATCATCTAAATGTTTTAACAGTTTGTCTGTTATTTGAACATATGGTGGTTCATTTCTTAATGTCGCATAATATTGAGCATTCGTTACGTTATCAGGATCAATTTTTTGAGGTGTTACAAAATCTCTACCAGTAAATCCTATTCCATTTGTTGCTTCTCTAGCTTCCATAAAATCAAAGATACTTAAATCTTCTTCCATTGGTCTAGTTGGCTCACCATCGCTTTTTAAAGTAGTGTTGTAAGATGGATGCAATATACCAATACCTTCTGAGTTTACACTTGATGGATCAACATCGCTGAATCTTGTGTTAGGGTTTTTATCTAATGTAGTAATCATAGGTGTCGTACCATGCCTAGCACCAAGTAGTTGTGGCTGTGTATTTGCAACCATTGCTTCAGCAAATGATGGCACTTGATTTCCGTAACCAGTTAAATCATTACCTTTGTAATTTTCAAATATTTCATGTGTAATATCTTTATCTCCCCTACTAGCTAAAATAAATGATATTCTTTGACCTTCTGCTCCATTGATAGCTCTCATTGCAGTTTCAAGATCAGTATCAATACCTGGCCAATTTGGTGCAACGTGTTTTAATTTTTGATCTAATATTTTTCTTTCTTTAGCATTTAATTTAGGTTTAAGAGCTGACAACATTGTTTGTGCTATTTGATGAGAAAACCCAATACCTGTAGGCTTTAACAAGAATTGTGACATTTGTGGCGTAACGTCATGAAGTTGATTAATCTTTCTAATTCTTTGTTCAATAGATGTTAAAGGAATACGATCTGATGCCCAAGCATCTCCTCTTTTAATCGCTTCTAGCATTTGACCAAACAATACACCTCCGTATTGCCCTACATCAATATCATATTCATCACTAGCAGTAATTATTTTTTTTGCAGTACCATCAGCACTAGCACGATCAGCCATTGTAAACATTACTATCTCACCTTCCATGCCTTGTACAGATTTAGGTGGTTGAGCTACTATGTCTGAGTTTTCAACTTGCGTTATTATTTGTTTTAATTCTTCTACTCTTGCATCTTGTGTAGGAGTTCTTTTTCCTTTACCTGAACCAACTGGCTGACCTGAAACAAATTGTCGATCAGGGTAAACTATGTTTGCCATGTATGGTGTTTGATTAGCAGCGCTTACCATACCATCTAACTCAGCCATGAATCTTTGTTGTACTAATGGATTAGTTGCAACGTCTATTGCTTTCTTAGCTACAAAGCCAACACCAACAAGATCAAGCATAGCTGAAGCTGGGTTTTTCTTAGCGTAATCTACAAAACCTTCAAATGATCCATACGTTTGTTTGACATGCGCTCCAAACTGTTTTGCCATTGCACGTTGATCTTGACCAACACCTTGCATAACTCCCATATCTCCTACTGGTGTTAAAGTCAATACACCACCAAAAGCTAGATCAGCTACAGCATTACTTGTTTGTTTTGGATTAGTAACAGCAGTTGCACCACCACGATATAACTCACCAATGTCTTTAGCTACGTTACCAAAAGAAAAATCTTCTGTTCTTTCATTGTTACCTTCACCCCAACCAAAGGCTTGAAAGAATGGACTATCAGCTCTTGCACTATATAGTTCTTGTGCTTCACGATCTCTTTGAGCTTGTAATTCAGGATCAACGGTTCTTATTGCATCAAACAAGCCACCAGTAAAATCTTTAAAGCCATCCCATCCATCAGACAATAAACCTTTCATACAACTCCTTTAATCTTTCTTCGCATTGGTTTATCCCATGCCTCATTGTAAGGCTGATACCCTACTGCAAGATAACGAAAGCTATCTGCTCCATGTGATGCCCAATTGTGATCAGGTCGCATCCTCCATGTTGCTCCTGAGTCATCCCATTTTTTGCTATAGTTTAACAAACAATCTATGCCACGTTCACACTTTTGCTCATCAAAGTAGCACTTGTCTAACATCTCTCTAACTTTTTGTATGCCATCTTCAATTAATAACTGAGGTGCTATCTCTGTTTTATCAGCACGAATACCCATACCTTCTAATGTTTCAAGCCTAGACTTACCTG